CCCGCAGTTCCAACATGATCGGGAGTAAGTGATGTTTGCAATTGTTGAAATCACGATCGAACTGGTCACAGCAGTGTATGGTCCGTACAACAACTATGAACATGCTGTACGGATCAAAAACAAGTTGGCGAACGGTAGCCATTCAACATTCACAGTTTACCGCATGGTGAAATCATGAATATCACACGAGATATAGCAATCAAGGTACGAAACACGGTCGATATCGGCCTCGTCAGTGGACTAGGTAAACAAGTTCCAGGTGAAATGTGTGTCGAGGCTGCGGTATGTTATGCACTTGGTCTACCACATGGCGATGATCCAGGATGCGTAGCACCAGCATTACGAAACCTCAAAATCCGACTAAATGACTCGCGATGGTCATCAAATAAAGCACGGGCTAACGGTCTGCGACGGTTAGCTGTGATTCAACTCGGAAGTGTTGGCCTTGATGAGCAAGAGTTTGTACGGCGTGTCGTCGAGTATACAATTCGGACGACGATCCCGCGCGCAATAAGGGTTGCGGCGTCGATTATCAAAATTCCAGAGCACAAAGCTGCTATGATAGCAGCAGCAGTGCAATGTGAACGAAACGGAGACAAGGTATCCACCTTAAAGGCGAAGAAGACTACTAGTGCTGCTTATGCTGCTGGTTATGCTGCTGCTGCTGCTGCTGCTAATGCTGCTGCTTATGCTGCTGCTTATGCTGCTGCTGATGATGCTGATGCTGCTAATGCTGCTGCTTATGCTGCTGCTGCTGCTTCTGATGCTGCTTATGGTGCTGCTAATGCTGCTGCTGCTGCTGCTGCTGCTAATGCTGCTGCTAATGCTGCTGCTGCTGCTGCTAATGCTGCTAATGCTGCTGCTAATGCTGCTGCTGATGATAAGCGCGACACCGAACTATCACTGTTTGCTGAAGCAGTCGTTCAAATCCTCATCGAAATGCAAGTGCCTGGTTGCCAATGGCTCGATTTAGTTGAGGTAGAAAAATGACCACACTGACAAAGCTGACGCATCCCGTAACGCTGCTGGCCGCAAGCACACTGACAGATAGTAAAGTGTCAGAAGCTGAGACACATCACAATGAAAACATCACACTACACGTCGAGCGGCGATTAGCCCATATGACATGCGACCAGTTTACTGCGGTCGTAGAATTCCTTATGGGTGAACGCAATATCAGCATATACGAACAGGATGAAATCGCACTGCTGGTGCAAGTGTTGCGTTCGGTGGAACGCAGTGTTGAAAAAGCGAGGGTCAGTGGGCGATGAAACAGCCGTACGCTAAGACAGCACAAGGTGCAGCAAGGCGCAAAATGCGCCTTGCTGTGCGCCAATGCAAAAACCGCTTCGTATTTCACAACGACCACGAACAAAGGGGACGATCATGGCTAAGAAACAATCGCGACCAACACTCCGAGAATTTCTTGATGGAGCTATTCTCGAATACCGAGGATACAAAAACCAGCTGTTAAGGTGTGCGTATCAATTCGGAGTGGGTGTGACCGTGCAATCTCTGCGCGGTCACAAGCTCTGCACCGCAGCTGTTACGGACGATATCTCAGCCAAGCGTTTGTATTGGAACCTGACGCGAGGATAACATGCCAAGAATCTATGAAATGAAAGGTAAGGTGTTTGGTAGACTAACTGTGATTAATCGTGCTGTTAGCTGTGGACGTGATGCTCGCTGGAACTGTCAATGTACATGTGGAAATATTACAACAGTACGTGGTTACAGTTTACGAAGAGGTGACACAAAGTCCTGTGGGTGCTTTTATCGCGAACTTTCTCATAAAAAGAATAGAGCACGCACCATACGCAGATCAAGATATAATGCACTAGATAAAATCGATCCAGACATACTGTGAAAGTGGCGAAAATGGCGCAAGCAAAACAATCTGATCCTTACGAAATACCAAAGTTCTTGCGCGTCAAGCGTGGCGTAAAGAAGCTGGCCAGTCTCGTGTCAGTACCAACAGTCGCGGCCGAAACGGCCGTGACTATAGATCCACTGGCCACGATACTGAATAGCGGTCGGTACGCGCCATCAGCTTTGACCGACCCTATGGGTCGGTCATTGCTACAGGCTATACACGACGAAAAGGTGCAGGCACAGGCAGCGCGGCAAGAGGCACTAGCCAAGGCTAGGGAAGCCCGTAAGGCGGTTTGGGCTGGCCATGTGGGCATAGGCGTATTGGCCAAGGAACACGGCCTGCGGCGTCTGCAGGCAGTTGCAGCGCTGGCAGCCGCGTGCATTATACCTGTCAAGGGTATGATCGACCCCATGGACATTGCCAAGGCGCGAAGCACCTTGGCAGCGTACACGCCCCCGGTTAAACGGGGGGCAAGCCAGCGAGGTCCCGGGGGGCAGGAGAAGGCTCAATTTACGTGGCCTGCGGGTGCGGTGGTGGCTCCTGTGAAAGGAGCTACCAACCCAAAGCGAGAGGGCACTGGTGCGTGGAAGAGGTGGGAAAAGGTGTTGGGTGCAGCAAAGCAAGGCTTGCTTGTGGCAAGCTACTTACAGGAGGGTGGAAATCCTGAGTCACTGGCTAACGCTGTGAAGGCGGGCGTGGTAGCAATAAAGGAGTCAACAGGTGAAAACACTGGCGGACAAGACGGCGCTAAAGTATCGAGGGAGGAAGGCGGAGACATACGAAAGCGTAAGAAAAAAGCAGCTAAGGTGGCGGTTGGAAAATGAGATAGTTGAAAAGTATCTTGAAGAGTCTAATGTGCGTGGTGCACGTGTATTGGATGTACCGACTGGTACTGGCAGATTTTTGAAAATGTTTACAGTGTTAGGTGCTTCATCAATTGTTGGAATTGACAGTAGCAATGAAATGTTGGCACTTGCACGTAAGAAGAAAATTCGAAATGCTGTACTAAAGCAAGGTGATATTCGTAACTTGGGTGATGAAAGGTTTGATATCGTTGTTTGTGTGCGTTACCTGGACTTGATTGACCAGGAAGCTATGCGTACAGCTGTGCGTGAAATAACGCGGGTCGCCAGTAAGGCGGTCATACTGACAATTCGACTTGGTGATGAATACGTGTTGAAAAGTAATACCGCAACGCACTGTGAAAAGGCTTTTCAACAGTTGGTGCAGAAACTGAAATGGAGGGTAGATAGGTCAGAAACTATATTTGATGCTGGTTGGCGTGTGTTAAAACTGATACCAAAGGGAGACAACAAATGAATGAAGATGTGAAGACTGAAAATACTGAACAAGAACCTGTTGCGGCACCGAAACCTGTACGGAAGAAGGCTGCACCCAAGGCAGAAGCTGCACCGAGGTCGGAGACAGCTTCTCCAAAAGATCCTGACTTTGCACAGCTGCGTACGATTGAAGAATTGTTGGAAGCCTATAACGATATGGTTCCAACTGGTGTAGATTTTGGGATGGTGATTGAACCTGCTACTACATTCAAGGATGTGAAAACTGGTGTGCAGGCTTGTGAGCGGCTGCACAGGTTGATTTGTGACTCACGTAATCGTCATGAAAAAGCAAACATGAAAAAGGAAAATAGTGAAATGAAAAAGAGTGCGAAGAAGGCTACTGCGAATGCTCGTACCAAGGTGACTGGCAAGGGCAAGAAGGCGAGCAAGAAGGTGGCCACTAAGAAAGCGGCCACTAAAGCTAACGGTGCTGCACCACATATGAAGTTTGATGAAAAGGCCAAGATAGCCTGGATTGCTGAGGGTAATCCTTTCCGTGAGGGTAGTGGGCGAGCAGAGCGCGTCAACATGCTCATTGCTGCAAAGGGCAAGACAGTGGGGCATTACCTGGAAAACGGGGGCAGGAAGGGTACGCTGGCCTATTGTGTGAAGAATAAGATGGCGAAGGTAGGTTAAACAATTACTGTGATGGTGCAGGGCACTTGACCCTGCACCAATAAAACTAAGGGAGTAGAGAAATGACAGACAAAATCGCAACGTTACACAGCGCGCATAATAGAATTTCAACATCGTATCCTTACTTGTGGGCAGCACGTGCGGCACGTGCTGACTATGGTGACGTGCTGCACTACGTGGGTACATTGAAATGTACTGACGATGATGAGTTTGTTGGTACAGAAGACACACCATTGGTTGGAATGCAGAAAGCGTGGGTACACTACGCACACGCTGTTGAAATGTACAGACGTAATCAGTTGGAGATGAAACCATGAAAAATACAATCATGCTGGCTTTGGTAGCGTTTGTGCTGACATCCAGTGTCGCATTCAATGTGACAATGGTGTATGACTTTGTGAAAATACATGGAAGGTAAGGGAGGCTGACTGTGGCTACTAAGAAGATTGAAATACGTGGGTATGGTAGCAAGGGGGCGTATCGATTGACGGAGTATAGGAGCGAGAATGCGTTCGCCGCTGTGAATAAACAGCAGCGCAGAGCGCTGCTGTTGCTTGCACTGCGTCAATGCGAAATGTGGCGTCGGCAGGTGTTGCCGGAAGATGATGTGTTTGTGACTGAAGGAGGGAGGAGGAAATGAAACCTAGAACATACTCTGGTAGACAAAAATTGTGTATCGAGTGTGGTAGCCAATTTTTTGTCAATGCAAGTGTTCACAAGTTTTGCTCAATGCCATGCCACGATATCTATAACAAACGAAAAGCTAGGCAGGCGCCACGATTACCAAGACCGTTACGAGTAGCCAGATGTTTGACGTGCGATAAACCATTTACTGCGTTAACGAGACGAAAGGTGTATTGCAGTAAGACATGTCGATACGGTGATAAAGTAGAGTATCATTTGAATCGTTGCGCTATGAGAAAACTAGCTCTTGATCTGTTAGGTAGACCGAACGCAACAGGATTGTATGACAGTCAAATGAAAGATCGAGCTAGAATAAAAGCTGTACGTGAAATCTTGAAAGGGCAACTGATATGACTATGATCGATGAAAATAACATGACATATGTGGGACCATATATGGCAAAGACGCATGAGGAGAATATAGATAACATAGTGATCGAACTCATTGATGCCTACGGTAAAGACATCAAGGTGTTGAAAGCTGAATACATTTCAAGGTCAGAATCTGATCCTGATCTGGCTAGATTGAATGCAGAAGCTAATTTCCTGTACGCTTATAAACGAATTATGCGTCGAGGATTTGAGGCTAGAACCAAGCCAGAACGTAAAGAAAAACGAGTGGCGGCTATCAATGAGATTAGCCGCACGATGAAAAGAAAAATGCAGGAGGTGTGCATCATGGACCTGATCCTTCCTTCCGGTAAGACTGTCCGCGATAGCACGTTCGCTGAATGTAAAAAAGCTGGTGGGTTTTTAGGCTTCTTAGCCACTAAGGGAAAGCCTAGCCAGATTGTCGGCAAAGTGTTTAATGATGAACAGGTCCAGAAGTTCTGGAAGGGAGTGCGGAAATGAATAGGATTGAACGAGCTGTGTTCGATACGTTGATACTGATTGGAGTGGTAGTGTTGCTTTCACTGTGCTTTCAGGCATATTCACATGAACGAGAGAACGTTCATGTAAAAGGCAACAAGCAACAGTTAACCTTCGAAGCACGCTGGTGGGAGTGGGAATAATGCAAATGACGGCTGCAACTGCAATGGTGCTAGTTGCTGTAGTAATAGGACTGATCCTTACTGTGACACTTTGGGAGATTTTGCAATGGCTGATTTACCGATGATGCCTGCTGGTACGGAAGACACATGCGACAAGTTCGGGGTGCAGTACGCTAAGCTTAGTGATCTTGCTGTTGGAAGTGTTATAACTGATCAACGTATCGAGGCTACTGTGCGCCGTAGTAATGATGGCGAATTGTATATAGGTGAAGGTAGGTATGGAATTCAGTTAGCTGCAATGGTGAAAACTGGTGGTGACTATCTAAAAGATTGGTATCTGGTGCGACATGCTACACCAGCAGAAAGGCGGCTGATACTGGCAGATTACCTGGAGAAAAGTGTGTCTGATAAAATGTTTGACATGCTCACTTATTTCAGTACAACTCCTGCAGAGTTAAGAAAACATGTGTGCGGAACAGTCGGCTGTGTTGCTGGCTGGGCTGTAGCTTTATTTACTGAACGTGAAGAAGGACTAGATTGTGAGACAGATGGAGCTGAAATAGCTGCTATGGCTGCAGAATTATTGGAATTAAGTATGGACGAAGAGTACCAATTATTCTATGATTTCAGCCTCATACGTATTGAAGCTGTTGAATATCTACGAAGTCTGCAGGAGTGACTGACGTACTTTTATCCAGTCCCAGTGTGTGGGACCACCGCACGTATGTAACAGCGCGTTGGATGCTGCTGCGGTCAAGCCTCCTACCTTCAAGTCGCGAATATACTCGCCACTGAAAATCCAGAGGTCGTCACAACGGGGGCGGCGCCTGTTGCCTTCGCAAGTTTGCCTGACGGCAACGAACACGTTGCCGCCAGTGCGTATGCGTCTTTCGATCCAGCCGACCTGAGCTGGTTTAACATGGACGGACCAAGCTTTGGTCTGTTTAAACTCAACCCAACCTTCGCAACCTGCCAGACAGTAATTACTGTCTGGCACACCTCCACCAGTTATAGCTGTCTCAACAGACTGCCAGTGGAACATGGGCAGGTATTCACGGAAGAGTGGGCGTAGGTTGCCGTCACCACTCATTTTCTTGTCCTCATGTACCTGCGGACTTCATCAGTCCAGAATTCTTTTTCACAACCATTACAACGACGATGTCGAAGCACGGAGCCCCATTTAGTGGGACGCCGTGTTTCGAGAACGCTTGTGATACTACCGCACGTGCGGCAGAGCATCGCTGCTCCGCCGCGTGTGCGTTTTCGTTTACGTTTTTTCATCTATTTTTATCCAACCACGTTGCACAGCTATGCGGATGTCGCGACGTGTGACTCCGCGGGATGATACTTGTTCAAGAGTCATGCCGGGTTTCACCAATCCAAGTCGTCGGTACAAATCAGTGCTAGTGAGTGTGCGTCCACCGTCTGGTTGTTTGAATATTGGAGCGATGTGTAGGATACGACGCTGTGTAGTTGTCCTGGTTGTCCTGTGCGCTGGCACAGGCAACCGCGCTCGCGCGCTATAGGATTTCATCACGTTAATCGGCTTGCCGATTAGTGCGCTCACTGCTTTGCGGCTTTCTTCCGTATCCAATAGCAAAAGAGTTCGCACCAGGTTTATGTGCATCACCAGGTTAGCGGAAAGTATGGAGTACAAGGACTGCCGGGGGCAGTCCTTTATGGACATTGTACGGAGCAAGGTTGCTCGCGTTTTGGAGTCGATATTGTCTACCGTGCTTCGGTGTTTTCGTATCACAGTGGTCCCCCAGTGGTCAGCATTTTAGGGTAGTTTGGCACTACAGGTAGTGGTTAAGCGTACAGGTGTAATTGGTGTTTGGTGCTAAGGCAAGTGTTTGTTTAGTTGTGTGAGGTTTGTTTGCTTGTGTAGGTAGTGAGGCTTTAGGTGCTAGGCAGGTGCTAGGATGATGCTAGGAATGCTAGTTAGTAAACCTATGGTACGTGTTTTTTGAAATGCTATTTTTCGGACAATGTGGCTTTTTTGTAAATCATTGGGTTTTTTGCCTTTTCCTAGCACCTCCTAGCATCATCCTAGCATCATAATCCGGGGGAATGTTGTGTAATTACAAGCACTTTAGCATGTATAGCGCAATTAACTAATAGATACGCGCGAGCGCGAGCACACGTATGTGTGTGTGTAGGTGCTAGGGCTGCTAGGAATGCTAAGTACGTTTTTTGTGTTTTGGGGCTTTACAAAGCAGCGCTTTGCAGCGTACACGGGCAAAGCTGTGGTTTTTAATTGGGGTATGAAATTGCCAAAGCGTTCTCGACATTACTGGTCACTTGCCGCAACGCATCGCGGTCAGGAGGAACGTGCAGCTTCAAATATTGAACGACAGGATTTTGAATATTGGTTGCCGAGAGTTGCGAAGTTGTTGGAAAACGGAAAACAACAAAGATCGATAATGTTTCCTGGTTGGATTTTTTACAAAGTCCGTGATGGTTGGAAGAATCTTGCTGCGACACGAGGTGTTCGCAGATTGATTTTATGTGAGAATACTCCTTCACGTGTTCGTGAAACGGATTTGCAGTATCTTCGCAGCTTGGAGCGCGAGGATGGGTTGGTTCATCTCACCCCCCGGTTATCGTTAGGAGTTGAAGTCTGCGTGGACAGTGGTCCATTCGCAGGTGTTTGTGGAACTGTGAAATCGATAGTTAATTGTGAGGATGCGGTTCAGCGAATTCGTGTCCTGATGTCCATGATGGGTAAGACTGTGACTAAAGAGTTTGATGAGCGTCAGTTGGTGTTGCGCTAAGTTTAGTTTTAGCTGAAGGCGCAATACGTGAGCATTTCGTGCTCTAGTGCGGTAGCTATGTTTTAAAAGGATAAACGGACTAAGACCGTTTCACATGACAGGAAGAGATAAACGAGGGTATTTTGCACCAGGAAATAAAGTTTCAGTAGGAAACCCTGGTCCTCATCAGGGAAAGACAAAGTTTCTAACTCAAGCACTGATTAGTCAACTAAACGAATATTCCAAGTCTCGTATCATTACGGAAGTTAAATTAGTAAAAGGAATTCCAACTAAGACGTATCGCTATGATACGGAAACGATGACTAAAGTTCATTTAGTTATTGAGCGTTTGATAGCTAACGCAATTGACGATGGTGACATGGCTGCAATCAAAGAAATCTTCGATCGTGTTGAAGGCAAGGTCGTGCAAGCAGTTGAAGGAACAGGCGATCAGAACGTAATTAATATCAGGTTGATTCCTGGTGATGATAAGATATGATAACTGATGTTAGCGAAAGTAGACGATTGGCGAGGACTGACAGCGAGACAGTCAGCAGCTTACAACTTGATTACTGGACCCCATACTCATTCGTGTTTAGTTGGTGGTTCACGCAGTGGCAAAACTTTCTTAATTGTTCGTTCTGTTATTATGCGTGCGATCAAGGCAGCAAACTCCCGGCACTTGATGGTGCGCTTTCGAGCAAACGCATTGCGAGCGAGTGTATGGCTCGACACATATCCAAAAGTGATGCGTCTCTGCTTTCCAGAACTAAGAGCGATAGCACGAAGGCAGGATGGCTTTGAAGAATTTCCAAACGGTAGTCAAATATGGTTTGGCGGTCTTGATGAAAAAGATCGTGTTGAGAAAATTCTTGGGCAAGAGTACGCAACGATCTACGCTGGTGAATGCAGTCAGATTCCTTATTCTTCAATCCTTGTACTTCGAACGCGACTTGCGCAACCGGGAACAGGTTTGAAATTGCGTGGTCTGTACGACCTTAATCCAACAAGTACATCGCACTGGACAAACATCGAATTCGGCGATAAGCGTGATCCGATTTCTTTGTTGCCGTTACGTAGTCCTGATAATTATCAGCGGATGTTTATAAATCCGTACGACAACGCTGAGAATCTTGATCCTGACTATCTTAATGCTCTCGATGATTTACCAGAATCACATCGTATTCGATTCCGTGATGGTATCTACACTGTTGAAATTGATGGTGCGTTGTGGACTAGTGATATGTTGGAGCTCTGTCGTGATGAACCAATTGTACCGGATTCAGCTGGTAGGAAGCTAGGACAGTTTCAACGTATCGCTATTGGTGTTGATCCAAGTGGTGCGCAATCCAATCTTGATATCAAGAGCGATGAAATCGGGATTGTAGTTGTTGGACGCAAGCACGATAGGACTGGCGTCGTACTAGAAGATGCTACACTGCGTGGTGGTCCAAAGGAATGGGGACAACGTGTTGCAGCCATGTATCGTAAGTGGAAGGCTGATGTGATTGCAGCCGAGCGGAATTATGGTGGTGCGATGGTTGAAAGTACTATTAAGGTTGCTGATCCCAGCTGCAAGGTGATTCTGGTTAATGCTTCTAGAGGTAAGGTTGTTCGTGCTGAGCCTATCGCAGCGTTGTATGAAACTAAGCGTATGACGCACGCTGGTAGGTTGCCTGAGCTCGAGAATCAGATGACTAAGTTTAGTAAGTATGGATACAAGGGCGATAGGTCGCCTGATCGTGCTGATGCTATGGTGTGGGCAGCGACTGAATTGTTCATCGATAATCAATCGACATATACGTTGGCACATGTTCACTGACAGTGAAAGAAAACGTATCGCAATGGAAATAGCGTTGTTTGCTATGTCACAACGCGATAACGTCAATATGTACTCTGCCGTGTACGATAAGATGATAAGTCTGTTTGCGCTGGCAAAGGAAAACACCAATGGGTCCTAAAGCATTACTTATACGAACGATCATGATCCTGTTAGCAGTGGCCATGGTTGTGCTGTGTTATTATGTCGTGGTCTATGTTCTCGGTATGCTAGGTATCCACATTCCTGGTAACATTCTCACAGTTATCTTCGTCATCATAGGATTGTTGTTGGTCCTTTGGGCATTGACTGGAAAACTGGATAATTGGTTTACGAGTTGAGCGATGATATCGGATCACATGCTGCAAACAGCAATAGAACACCCTACTGCTGTGCTGGTTGTGTGGGTAACATTACTGACATGTAGTTTTGTTATGGTAGGTTATGTTGGGTTTCGCTTAGGTCGTAAATAAGGGAAGCACACATATGTCGTTGTTTCAGAAGTTTATCGCAACAGTCTATTTGTTAGTCAGTGCAGGTAGATGGAGCGATCTGCAAGAGTACTTCGCGCTAATTCGGGAAGTACTGAATACACCAGTAGCTGAAATCACTGTAGGTAAACCACAAGATAAGGAGATCTAATCATGGTTGATATCACTACCGAACAACATGTGTCGTTTGTATTTCAGGTTAAGGATGGTCGCGGTAGGCCAAAGCCTGTGGAGGGTACGCCTACCGCAGTATCAAGTGATGAAACGGTTGCGACAGTTACGCTTACGGCAGGTGACGGCACCGCGTGGAATGGGGATGTTACTTCAGTTGCTCCAGGAAGTGCGCGTATCGCAGTCAATGCTGATGCAGACCTAGGTGAAGGTGTGCAGGACGTGATTGGTACGATGGATATCGTGGTTACGCTAGATGAGCGTACTGGTGCGCGTATGGTTGAACTTACTGCTGGCACGCCAGAAGACAAGCCGGTCTAATACGTAAGTGGTTTTACCCCTACAAAAAGTCTCTGCGAAAGTGGTGTCAAAGAGCGAGAAGAACGTAATGAGTAACTTTACGTTCGACTCGCTCTTTAATTTTGTCGCTGGTTTAGGTACAGCTAAAGATAAGAGCACTTCTTCTCGTTACGTTATCAATCAGTTGTCAGTTGAACAACTATCGACAGCATACCGTAGCGATTGGGTTGCACGTAAAGTAGTCACTGCTCCTGCACAGGATGCGACACGCGAGTGGCGCGCGTGGCAGGCAGATGAAGATCAAATCACACTACTTGAAAAAACAGAACGCAGTCTAGATATTCAACGCAAGTTGTTTCGTGCATTGGTCAAAGCACGACTGTACGGTGGTGCTGCATTGATCATGGGAATTGATGGTGCAGGTGAACCAGATGAAGAATTAAAGTTAGAGCGTGTCAAAGAAGGTTCACTGAAATATGTACACGTATTGACACGTCACGAAATCGCAATCGGTTCGATAATAACCGATGTGATGAGCGACTTGTATGGTGAACCTGAGTATTATACAGTTTCATCACTTTCTTTGCCAGCACTAAAGATTCATCCATCACGTGTCATACGTTTGTTGGGTGCTGAAATTCCAATGCTGTCTGAAAGTGATGGGTGGAGTGACAGTTGCCTGCAAGCTGTAGATGATGCAATCAAGAACGTTGGACTTTGTAGTGGTGGTATCGCTGCGATGGTGTGGGAAGCCAAGGTCGATATCATCAAGATTCCAAACCTTATGGAATCTATGGCAACTGCAGAATACCAGCGTACGTTGATTGAACGCTTTACACTTGCTAATACTGCTAAGTCTATGGTGAATGCACTGCTCCTAGATAAAGAAGAGGAGTGGACTAGGATGCAGCAGAGTTTTAGTGGGATGCCTGAAATTCTGCAAGAGTATTTGCACATTGCCAGTGGAGCGGCTGATATACCTGCTACTCGTTTGCTTGGACAATCACCAAAAGGTTTGAATGCAACAGGTCAAAGCGATACACGTAATTATTATGACATGGTGCGTTCAACTCAAAAAACAGAACTTACACCAACGTTATCACGTCTTGATGAAGTGTTGATCCGATCTGCACTTGGTGACAGGCCAGAAGAAATCCACTATGAGTGGCGTCCACTCTGGCAGATGAATGAAACTGAAAAAGCAGCACTTGCTTATCAAAAGGCGCAAGCGCATAAGATCGATGTTGATAATGGATTGATCCTCGAGGATGCACTGGCACAAGGTCGCATCAATCAACTTATAGAAGATGGCTTCTATCCTGGTTTCGAACAAGCGATTGAAGATGCTAAGGAAGCTGCGGCAGCGGACCTTGATGAAACTGATCCACAAATCATAGCACAGAATAAAGCACTTCGTGGTGTGGAGGTTGCTAATCCAGCACTAACACCACCTCCAGTTCCAGGTGCAAAGCCTGGATCGCAGCCGGAGGGCACCTCCCATAGCCCAATCCCCAGCTCTCCGGCTGCAACCGATTCTGATTATGAAGAGTGGACAACATGGACTAATGGTGGTCCCGGTAGTGGTCCTCTTCTTGCAGACTATAATCCTGATCAACCTCGAGATCCTTCTGGTAAATTTGCCGAGGGCGGCGGTACTGTAGGAAAAGAATTTAAGAATGAACATGGTCGCGTTATCTCTGAGAAAGAATACCATACGCATGGTGCACAGAAAGCAGTAAGCACAAAAGAGTTAGCAGCTAGCCATATTAAGATGGCGCAGATCATGCAAGAGAAAGCAGCGGGAGGTTCGTCTTTTCATGCTGAGATGGCTACACAATACGAAAAGTCTAGTCAGTATTTGAATGCTGCTGCGCACCACTATAGTAATGGCCACCACGAAGCAGGACGCGCGTCTGAAAAGAAAGCCGAAGCTGCATTCTATGATTCGGTGACTGATGTCGTGGGAGATGGTGGCCCTGGTAGTGGTCCTCAAGGTGGTGTATTACACGCAGAAAAATCTTTTACAAACTACGATGAATTAAAAGACCTGTATGACGCAGTACAGAATGGTACGTTGACTGATGGTGTAACATTGACTGAAGATGAAGATAAAGCTATACGTGCTGTAGTTGGTGGCACTGCGTCGTGGGATATAAACAATGTGTTGCGTGGAGTGAATGAGGCTGGATTTAGTGGAGAACAAGCAGACATTGTAAGTAATCTTGATTCAGCTATGGGTCGTTCATCACTTTCTCAAGATCAGACACTGTTTCGTCAATTCGGTTATGGCTTCGATATGGAAACGGCAGCAAAAGGAAAGGATATACAAAATCAGATTGAGAATATGAAGCCTGGAGATATTTTTACTGACAAAGGTTTCATGTCTACCTCTGCTATTCAACATCGGCCTGACGATATGTTGGTGAAAATACTAGCACCAGCAGGAACAAAAGCATTAGTGGCCAAACACACGTTCAACGAAATGGACGATGAAAAAGAAATCATACTGGATCGTGGCACACGTCTTGAATACTTGGGTAAGAATGACAGAGGCACGCATGTTCTGCGTGTGAAAAGTCAGACGCACGATGGTGGTCCCGGTAGTGGTCCTCACGCTGGAAGCGGTGGTATAGCTTCAGAGTTTGAAAAACACTTTTTAAACAATGAGAAGTTTGATGAACTCATTAGTAAAATCTCAGAAGATAAAACTGTAACCAAGGAAGATGTAAAAGAAATAGCGCAACGTCTTGGTTACAGTACAAGGGGGAACACTAAAGCTGAAATCATTAAGACACTTGTTAAAATGCAGACAGTAGCTGCACGTGGTGAAGCACGTGCAGAAAATATAGCTGCCCACATGAATAAGTGGGGAAATGATGGTGGTCCTGGCAGTGGTCCTCGCAGTAAGGGTAAAGCAGTAGTTTCTAAATCAGAAGCTAAAGCTATAAAAAACTACACGTTAAATGATTACAGAAAAATTAACAATGAGTTAAGAAATGGCGTGTTAGATAAGAAAACAAGTTTAGCAGTGAAAAGTATTAACTCAGGTTTATCTAAACTGCCACCACATGAAGGAACGGTTTTTCGTACTGCATTTCTTAGTGATAAGATAGCATCACAGTATGAAGTAGGAAAAACCATAGAAGAAAAAGGATTTACAAGTACGAGCAGTGCTGGATTTGATCCTAGTTCAGCTCAAGTGCGTCCAGGTGAAAATATTCGTGTAGAATATCACATTGATAGTTCAGGTGTCGGTAAAGATGTTTCTAAGTTAGCCGAGTTTGAAGACGAAAAAGAAGTTTTATTTGGCTCAAGCACCAGGTTTGACATTACAGGTGTTGAAAATAAAAGTGATACACATCGTATAGTGCGCATGAAGGCACGTTCTGGCGTTGTCAAGGACAGTAGAGATGGTGGTCCCGGCAGTGGCCCTCAAGGCGGCGGAGGGAGTGGAGATAAAGAAAAGCACAAAGGCGTTTTGAAAAGTGCCAAAGACTTCTTGACTACTGAAGGTGCCAAGGCAGCGATTAAATTAGCTGCAACAAAGATAGCAGAGAATAAGCACGAAATAGTTGCAAGTGCTGTGCTTGCTGGTGTTGCGCTGATGAAGGCAAACTTGCCGCCTGATGTGTCTGACCAGTTATTTGAAATAGTTACTGAGATGTCTAAGAATGCTGGCGTTAACTTTGGTGTTGCAAGGCAAACGTTGCGCAACACTGTTGATAAGCTGATCACACTGCGACGCACAGCTAAAGACGGTGATATCGTGACTATCTTCGATGCAAAGGATGAGGTGCTAGAAAAGCTATTGCAGTTGCGTGACTTGTTAGATGAATTGGAAGACGACTCAATAGACACGGAAGATGGTGGCCCTGGTAGTGGTCCACATCCTGGTCACGGGAAAGTAAAAGGTGGTAGTGCAGAGCGCGTAGCTATGCGTGCTGAACTAAAAAATGAAAAAGACCCGGCAAAGCGTGCTGAACTTCAGCAAAAGATACTTGCTTCAATGAAGGTTGATCATCTAAAAGCTGTTGCATCTGGTAATCCAGATAAAGCAGCAGCTATGCAATACAAAATAGATCAGTATGCTAGTAAGTATGGATACGAATCACATGAAGCTTCTAAGTTTGCTTCCCTACACATGTCCGAAGAAAATAAACAGAAACTTGGCAGTGCATTAGCTGAACATGCTAAGTCAAGCGGTGAAAAGCTAACGACTACTGCACCAGAAGCAACAGGTGCATCATCAGTTGGCGCACTAGGTAGTCCTACTGAAGGAAGCAAGTTTGGTGGTCATGCACCAGAACAATCTTTACAGGAAAAGGTAGCAGCAGCCAAAGCACTAGCAGCTATTGAAAAGCAACAACAAACTGAAAAGAACGCGGTGACTACTTTAACTAAGGAAGAAAAATCAGCAGTGGCTCACTACACTGGTAGCGCGTATCGTGCCATTAATGCAGGATTGCGAAGTGGTGTACTAGAAGAACACCAGTGGCAGCAAGTAGATAGAATTAATTCTGCTTTAGGAAAACTGCCAGACTACAAAGGTGAAGTCAAAAGACAAGCCATGCTTACTGCAGAACAATTTGGAGCATATCAAGTCGGTAAAATAGTAGAAGAACGTGGATTTACTAGCACATCGACTAAAAAGGATTGGAGTTGGCATGTTACAGGAACTGACTTTATCATAAATAGTAAAACTGGAAAAGATATTGAAAAATTATCATTGCATGGTTCTATTGAAAAGGAAGTTCTATTCCGCAGTGGTACACGCTTTCGCATAACCAAGCGTGAAGGTAAAAAAGTGTACATGGAAGAAGTCGGTGGTCGTACATCGCACGATGCACTGTTAGATTCAATAGAAGAGGAAATCATGTCTGATCCTAATGATCCACGCGAACCTGTTCCAGATAAGTTTGGTGGTGGGATTGAAGGTGCTCCTGGTATGAAACCAGATGGCACACTCAACTTTGTTGAAGAAGACGAACCACCAACTGATCCGGATGAAGACTAGCATCTAATGACCTGTATCCACGACGCATCTACCTATGACCCTACGCGCACAACCGACTTGCGTACGCGCTTGCGCGTGGACATGGACAAGCGTTGGCAGAACCTGAAAAGGTTGACTGTACGTGCCATTATCGACGAGGACATGTTGGGACTATCTAACTCAGCACGTCCTGGTCAAATAGGTACTGATCCGGTAACAGCTTTCCGTGGATGGTTCGCTACAGCCATAAGCCGAGTGGTCCTGCCAGGTGGTGGTGATTGGCTGGTGCCATACGTAGATGAAGCGGCTTCCCGCGGCCTTCAGCGGGCTGCTGGTGCGTTAAATCCTACGGGGGCTTATAACCCTAGGGCCGGCGAAATGGCCCATTCTACGGTCGTGGCTGCGGCCATTGGGGACCTGATCGGTATTGCTGGCGTCGTGGGCCAGCAGGCAGGGCAAGCAGTAGCCAATGGCGTACTGTCCCAGCTACGGCCAAGGCAGATTGCAGCAGCAGTCGGGGACCGTATCGCGCGCGTGGGAGTGGTGCGTTCTCGAGCACTGGTCAACTTCGTAGTCGTGCGTGCATTCAACCGTGCGATGCTCGAACTGTTTCGCACCAATGGCGTCACACACGTAGGTACGATTCCTGAGCGCGCACCTCACCCCCCGGTTACTCGCGACTCAATCTTTTTTGATGCCAAGAAAAAGAAGAAAAAGAAAGTTGAAAACTTAGTAGAAATACTTACTGCTGGAGATGATTTCGTTTGTGAGGAATGTGAAGATCTATCACAGGAAGGACCTTATCCGATAGATGAAGCACAGAATCTGATACCAGCACACCCGAATTGTCGTTGTGCCTTTGTGCCATTCGATGATGATCGTTTTGCAAATGTGAGAGAATAATGAAACAGCACCATAACTATGGTCAGATAATTGAAGAACTTCATATTTTACGAAATAACGCTATTTCGTTAGGATGCACTATTTCAGAGATTCAACAGCACCCAAATCCTGGACAAATCACTGGTCTATTGAATGAAATACGAAACTGTCTTATTGAAAATGGCCAAGAAGTTGGACCTTTAAAAGAGCACCCTTCTATTTATCAAATAAGAGAAATATTGCCAATAGCGACTGTCGCAATGGAAACAGCCATTGAGGAAAGTGAAGAATATGTTGGTCCTCTTGATTTAGTTTCTGGTTCTATTGTGGCGTATGGCCATCGCGCTCTGTCTGCAGCAAAGCGCGGTTCGGCGCTCTACACAATCCGCCGCGATAGCGATGACACAACGCAAGCGTTTTCCAGCGATGCCGTGACGGGTGTTGCGGACGCGACCGCTATTTCCACATTCATTGGTGGTGGTAATGATGGCTTTGTCTCTATCTGGAATGACCAGAGTGGGAACGATAAGCACGCCACGCAGGCGACTACGGCTAAACAACCGATATGGACACCGACAGGTCCGAACGGCAGCAATCCTAGCTTGATATTCACAGGCGGCAGCCCATGCTTTGTGCAATCGGCGTCGGTCACGTTGGCCAATTCCGCTTATACGGTTTTTGCAGTTGTCAAGGTGCCTACTGTCGGGTCTGAAATATGCGGATTTGGGTCTGAGGGGGCGGACGAACAATTTATAGTCGGTGCATTTGGAGACACAGCAGCTGAACGACTATTCGTATTAGCTACAGAAGACAATTGGAATGAAACTAGCATAGGTGGTGAAATAGCTTCAGCTCCTGAACAAAATACATTTTGTGTTTTAGAATTTGCATGGCAACTTGGAACTACTAGTATCAAGCAAGATGGTGTCGAATTGTATACAGATGATACTTACGATAGTGGTTCAGTTGGTTCAATTTCTGGCGCCATGTGTATTGGTCAGGCTACGTCAACTGCTGGTGCAGGATGGGGTGCCGATATAGTTGAATTACTTGTTTATGATACTTTACTTTCAAGTGATAATAAAACACTACTGAGAGAAAATCTTGCAGTATTTTATGGTATCACGATATAAAAGGAAGACGGCTAATGTTTAATTTACTAGCAAGGGGGTGGGCAGTAATAGTTATTTGTTATTGCTTAGGTTCGTTTGTGTTTATGGCTGTGTTGCTCTATTCAATGGCCGCTTCTCATGGCGGTGAAGCTGGTAAACAGTACGCAGAGAATCAAGGTTACACTCCTGAAATAAAGAAATGGTTTAGTGATCAACGGTTACCGGGCAAGGCTCCGTGCTGTTCGACTGCTGATGGTCATGAAGTAAGTGAAGAAATCAGAGATAATGAATATTGGATACGTGGTGGCTTTACACCAGAAGGTCAGGTCGTGTTTCCTGAGTGGACAAAGGTTGATAACAATCTGGTACTGACAGCACCTAATCTTGTTGGCGAACCTGTTGTGTGGTGGGGACAAGGCGAAGAAGGTGGATTTGTTGTCAGGTGTTATTCACCTGGAGCAAAGTTTTGATAAAGAAAACAGAATTATCGGGGTCGTACTTTCGCGCCCTCGGTCCTGGTAGTTCTGGCTCCGAGCAATGGCTGTTGACGGGTTGCCTCCCTAGACTTGGTAAGAGTACATGCTCGGAGCACTAACTAAACAACAGTATGATACTGCATTTGAGTTAGAATGTAAAAATACGTATCCTTATGTAGATCAGTTTGAAAACCAGTGTGGTTGGATACTTGACAAAACAAGAATGGAAAATGCAGCACGTGTGCTCGCATGTCCAGTAAAAGTAAATCCTCCATGTTGGCAGCATGGTCGCATTATTTATTCAATGTTGTGGCGATACTTATCACAGGTTACGTTTCAGAATTTGCTAGTATTGGATGTTGGTACAGCTAAAGGATTTTCAGCGCTGTGTGCGCAGTGGGCGCTTGATGATGCAGGACGTAATGGAAAAGTTATTTCTGTTGATGTCATTCACCCTGTTGCACGTGAAAAAAGAAATACGGTTGCTGAGATCGATGGACTAAAGACACTGTATGAAATAATTGAACCGTGGCCAGAAGCTAAGAAAATAGAATTTTATCAAAGTACTGGTGTTAAGTGGATTAGTGCGAATATAGCAGATCGTATAAATTTTGCGTTTTTGGATGGCAAGCACACACAGGAAATGGTACAGGTTGAACTCCACATGTTGTGGTTGCGCCAATACATAGGTGATATCGTTATTTTGGATGATGTGCAGATACCGGGAGTTGCTGCTGCTATGCGAGCAGCATCCAAGCGATACAGGTTTCGTACAATAACAGCAGTCCCTAAGAAACGTATCTATGCTATTGGAGAACGGTTGCCATGAGGTATACAGCAATAGCCTTGTGTTGTTTGCTGACAGCTTGCGGCAGTGTACCTACTCCGCCGCCTGCACCTACCAGCGGTAATACAAAAGCAAATGGTGAACTGGTAAGCCGACCTTGGGTGTTTCAGTATTCACCTAATGCAGTAGGACCAAATCATATTCAAGGCGCACTGTCGTTTGACTTTCCAAATAAAGATGGGATTCATTACCTTGTAACTGGTGTCAATGGTATGGCTCCAGGTATGTCTTCCATTACTTTAGACTATGAAGTCTTGACTACAGGCAATCCGGTATTTGAATTTCGTACCGCAGCTGATAATACGTGCCCTGCACCACTCGGCAATGTTTCCCTTTATATGCAGCGTAAAGGTGATGACATAAGTGGTACAGGTGCTTACGAGTACTATCGTTTCTGGTCACGACCACTGTTGTCGGAGTTGAAATCTGGAACTGCTACACTAACAGTTCCGTTGAAACCTGATCAATGGATAACTGTGTATGGTAAGCAATACGATCTTTCTGGTGCACTGCCAAATCTGCAAGCGATAGGTATGACTTTCGGCGGTGGTTGTTTCGCCGGTCATGGTGTGTATGTGACCGGCGGAACAGCTAAATTCAACATGAAATCTTATCTGGTGAAGTAATGCCGCAACTGACAGCGAAACAGATTCAACAAAAGATAAACGTACTCAAAACTGAAATAGCATCACCAGTAGAAAAAGTCGTAACTGAAAACCTTTTTGATTTGTTTGGTGATCTAGTTCTTTCTGTTTCACGACTAGCTGACGCTGTAGAACGCATCAATATAAGGCATGGTGGTTGATATGTTTGTTATTGAAGTTACGTGCGGCATGTTTTTATGTGCTGGACTACCGGATTTATCACAACGTTACAATTCTGTAGATGAATGTAATCGAGCACTTGTACGGTTGGTGCATTCGTGGAAGCCACCTGAAAATCCAAGTGAACAGTACATGTATACGTTTAATTGCCGATTAGAGATTCGCACCTGATGGGTATACTTGCTGAACCTCTTGACATGATAAAGAAGTTGCCTTTGGAAAAAGGCTTCACTGTCTGTGAGCTTGGTGATCAATACATTACGTTTAATGAAAGACGATTAGCTAGTGAATTCTACAATGAATTGGGATGTGGAAGATACGAGTCTATCGATGGGAACGGTCGAGGAACTATTACCGCTGATCTCAATAAACCATTACCAAACCTCAAGATGCAGTTCGATTTGGTTACAGACTTTGGCACAGGCGAACACATCTTTGATCAACGTCAGGTGTTCAAATCTATTCACTTGCTTACTGTACGTGGCGGCTACTTTGTATTCGATCGTCCGTGTCAGGGTTATAAGGGACACTGTTACTGGCTTGCTGATGAATGTGTGTGGACTGATTTTGCGGCAGCAAACAAATATGAAATCTTACAATTATCAAAGAAGACTACATCGCGTGGAGAACTAATACGCGGTGTCATGCGTCGTACTGCTAAAGATAAATTCCGAGTACCGCAACAGGGTCGTTATAAGAAAATATTGAAACCAATATTAGATCAGGCAGTAGCGTAATGAGTGAGTATTGGAAAGGTTTTTTGGTTGGACTACTGTCTGGTGGTGGAGTTGTCGGTATAGCTGCGTTCACCTATTATTTATGGTTCATGCTTAAATTTACGTTCCGAGGTTAGTGTAGTGAATTTCAGTTTCAAAACTTTACGTGGCAGTGCAGATGGTCTAAAGTGGAATCGTAAAGAGATTCCAGTTCTAGAAGAAGTGGTCAGTCTGGTCAAGAACCGTCTAGCAGTGATACAGGCTGGCGGGAATTTAGGTGTGTTTCCTAAAATACTGTCTGGTATGTTTGAAACAGTCTATACATTCGAGCCAGAGCCAGAACTGTTTGGAATAATGTGTCAGAACGCGCCAGAGCGGAATATCGTTAAGTTCCAGGCAGCACTCGGTTGCGAGAGACAATTGGTAGGTATGTCGCGCGTGAGGCGCCAGAACGATGGTGGTGTATCCCATGAGGGTATCAGCCATGTATCAGGGACCGGCGTGATTCCAACAATGAGAATTGACGATCTAGGATTGCAGGTATGTAATCTTATCTATCTAGATATTGAAGGATACGAATTGTATGCTTTGCGTGGTGCAGTTGAAACAATAAAACGATGCAAGCCTGTTGTTGCGTGTGAAATAAACAAAAGTCTCGAACATATGGGTGGCATTACGCGCGAAGACATACACTCTTGGTTTAGATTAAATGAGTATGATTTCTATAAACAGATCAGGAGTGATGAAGTGTTTCTTCCGAGGTGGCCACAGTGCTGACAGTCGCGTGCGTGTGGGTGAAGGCAAACGTTCCCTATTCAGTTGACTATGTGACACGACTAAGAAATATGGTCGCACGACATTTACCGATGAATTATCGTTTCATGTGTCTCACAGATAGACCAGATGAATTGCCTGCTGATATTGAAACGTCACACATAACACACAAGCCAATGGTTCCAGGCTGGTGGTCCAAGATAAATCTGTTCAATCCAATGCGAATGAAGACGGATGATAAGATACTTTACCTGGACCTTGATACAGTTGTTGTTGACGACTTATCGCCTATTGCTGAATTTAATTCTGATCTAGCACTAATACCGACAGAAGGGAATTTCCAAGGTCGTAATGGTTTGCGTGTTATCAAGAAATTCAATTCAAGCTGCATGGTTTACAACGTTAAGAAATGTGCAGACCTGTACAATCAATTCAACGTTACGATTTATACTAAGTTGTGGGGTGATCAGGATTGGATTGCTGAACGACGACCTGATGCAGACATGATGCCGCTGGAGTGGTTTCCTCGACTTAGTTCGTTAAAAGCTAATCCACCGAAAAATGCCAAGGTTGTTTTGTGCAAACAACCTAAAAATCACGAGGCAGCTATGAACACACAGTGGTTGCGGGAGGCTTGGCAATAATGGGTGCTCCAGGTTGCGACGATGCTCCACTAATCAAGCCAGTGTTGGGGCATGAAGCTACACCTTTCACGCTTATTGTGCCATATTATGAAAACCCGCAGTTTCTTGAGCAGCAGATACAGGGTTGGAAGTTCTTAAAGCTAAAAGAACATATTGAAATAATACTCGTTGATGATGGTTCACCTAGAAAACCAGCTATAGAAATTCTTCAAGAGCAATGTGCCTACAACATAAGGCATTTTCGTATAGGTGTAGACGTACGTTGGAACTGGTTAGCAGCACGAAATATCGGCGCACACTATGCCAAGGATGGTTGGATATTGCTAACTGATATCGATCATGTACTAAATAACAAAGCTGTTTCCGATATCGTGTATGGTGTACGTGATGAAAACACGATCTACAGATTCTCAAGACGTGAACATGACAGCACACCAATACATCCGCATCCTAATTCGTGGTTGATGACTCGTAAGATGTTCTGGAAAATTGGAGGCTATGACGAGGCATGCTCAGGGTACTACGGGACAGACGGGGATTACCGACGCAGATGCGCAAGAGCAGCCCCAATCCGAATTCTTACGACAGAACTAATCCGGTACGAATACATCAAGGACTCGTCAACGACACACTACAAACGCAAACAACCGGAAGACGCGGCAGTCAAGAGAATAATCAAGGCGAGGAAATTAGGGTGGAAACCGCGGATATTCAGTTTTCCGTACCACGAAGTGATCGTGTAACAATCTATAAGCCGCAACCGCGCGCACCCATTACATTCGTATGTTGGAAATGGCATCAGCCAGGATACCGTACACCATATACAGCAGAGCATGTGAATGTATGGGCAGCAATGATAAAGCGATACTACAAGAAGCCGCACAGACTGTTATGTATCACAGACAATCCAACAGGTATTGACTGTGAAACATTCCCACTCTGGAAGGACCTGGACACAGCGCGAAATCCTAGTGGTGCACATCTGCCTAGCTGTTATCGTAGGCTTAAGATTTTTTCACCACTGGTTACTTCTGAATTAGATATTGGTGAAGGTGATGAGGTCTTTTCAATGGACCTCGACATTGTTATCTGCACTAACATTGAAATGCTGATACAGAAATACGCTGATGAATCGTTTGTTGGTTGGAAAGGTGTCGGCACACATAACCCTGTTGTGTATAATGGATCACTGTTCAAATTTCGTGCAGGTCACGTAAATTTCTTGTGGGACGAGTTTAACTTCAAGACTTCACCACATGAAGCTATCAAGGCAAAATACTTTGGTTCAGACCAGGGCTGGCTCTCTTACAGATTGCGCGGGACCGCCCCCGGCTGGACGGCAGGAACAGATGGTGTTCTTTCTTACACTAGCAATCTTCATGCCGCACGTATGCGCTCGCGCGCGCACCTACCAAGCAACGCGCGTATCATCTGTTTCAATGGTAAGCGCAAGCCATGGGAAAAAGAAGTACAACAAAATTCACCATGGATAACGACACACTGGAGACTTTGAAATGTTGATGCACGATAATGTGATGCTTCATGATGTGCGCCGCACATCTGATGGTTACTTGACTGCAAAGGTTAAGGTTGCGCGCACTGGAATCCAGAAATACCGTGGCTATGAAGTAGGACTGGACCATGAAGATGAAATCAGTGTGTATCGTCCTGCTGAACAGGTCTTTAGAAAAGATAGTTTGAATTCATATGCACACAGGCCAATTACCAAAGAACATCCACGAGAAGCCGTTACTGCTGACAATTGGAAAAAGTATGCTGTAGGCCAAACCGGCGGTGAGGTCGCACGTGATGGTGACTTTGTTACAGTTCCACTTGTGTTGATGGACGCAGACATCATACGTGATTGGGAAACTGGTGTAAGGAAACAACTTAGTCTTGGTTACTCTACTGAACTTATGTGGGATAGTGGTGTAACTGATAAGGGCGAGAAATACGATGCAATTCAAACTGACATTAGGGCAAATCATCTGGCCGTTGTTGTCGCCGCCAGAGGTGGCCCGAACCTTAGGATAGGCGACAACAACCAAGGAGATGATAAAATGACTTTGAAGACGATGACGATTGACGGCATTGCAGTCGAGATGACTGATACTGCTGTTCAAGTAATAACCAAGATGATTGAGACATTGGATGAAAAGATCGAGAAACAAAAGAAAAATCTCGCTGCGAAAGATACTCAGATCGCAGAATTGACAACTGTTTCTACGACTAAGGATGCTGAAATCACGACTTTGCGCAAGCAGGTTGAAGACAGCAAGATCACTCCTGACAAGTTGGATGCACTCGTCAAAGATCGATCACATGTTGTTGCTGTTGCACAAAAGTTGATTGGTGATTCATTCAACGGTAGCGGCAAATCGGTGTTCGATATGCGTCGTCTTGTTGTTGATTCAAAGTTAGGTGCAGCTGCAAAAGGCTGGACTGATGATCAGGTTACAGCTTCGTTCAATACGCTTGCAGCGTCAGCAAATATCAGCACTGATGCAGTGGTTGTTGATCGCTTGAGCACTGCACTGTCTGCTACGACTGTGCATAGTGCTCAGGATGCAACGTCAAAGGCTTACGCTGATTATGAAAAGCGTCTCAACGATGCTTGGAAGCCGAAGGCTGTAGCCTAAGGTTGAAAAACATATAGAAAGGAATAACGATTATGGCTGTTGTACAATCAGCATACAGTGAAAGCATCAGTGCTGCTTATCCCGGCATGGTTGCTAATATGACTAACTGGGATGCCGATAGTCGTATCTGTGAAACTTCCGCAGGTATTGCATTCGGTGTTGCAGTTAGCAAGGGCACAGCTGATAACGGTGCTGTTATCGGTGGCGCGAGTGCTGCAACGTTTGTCGGTATCACCGTGCGCGATGTGACTCTCGTTACTCAGGCTGGTCAAACGGCTGATAAGTATCAGCAATATGACACGATGGCTGTGCTCACTGAAGGTGATATTTGGGTCACTGTCGGTGCAGCTGTGGCTGACGGTGAAGACGTGACGTTTGTTGCTACGACTGGTGTCTTGTCTTCTACTGCTACTGGTGGCTCGCAGTTCGCGATTGCTGGTGCACGGTGGATGACAACACAAGCAGACGTTGGCGGTCTTGCTCTCGTTCGACTTGGTGGTGCGCTCCCGAGCGCGTAATTGAAAACAGAATAGGAGTGTACCTACAATGAGAATGATGTTTGATGCTCAGCAAGCGCTGAGTTTTATGGTGCAGCAAGCAACGCACCTTGAAACCGAGGTAGTGCGAATCGCCTATCCGGACATTCAGTATCCGCAGCTTATTCCAGTCGATACTTCGGCTAATGAATGGGCGAAATCTGTTACGTTCTTCTCTATGGATAAGGTCGGTCAAGCTGGCTGGCTGAATCATATGGCTAAGGATGTGCCGATTGCTGATATCCAAAAGTCCAAGTTTGAGCATGGACTTGAAATGGCAGGTATCGGTTATCGATACACGCTGGAAGAACTCGGTGGAGCGATGCTGGTGCCGGGTACAAATCTTACGAGCGAACGCGCAGAAGCCGCACGTCGCGCGTACGAGGAATTTGTTGATGACGTTGCACTGCGTGGCAAGACCGATAAGAACTGGACTGGTCTCATCAACGATGCGAACGTTACTGTTGCAGACGTGCAGGCCGACGGTGGTCAATCACTCGGCGACACAGACGGTTCACCAAGTTGGACCGACAAGGACGCAGACATGATTCTGCGTGACGTGAACGACGCAATTACCGGCGTTTACGTTGATTCGTTGCAGGTTGAAATGGCTGACACGGTGCTTCTGCCCGTGGCCAGCTGGACAATTCTGACTACCAAGCGAATCCCCAATACGACTATGAACTGCATGAGCTATCTACAGCAGTATAACGCCTATACGGCTGTTACTGGCCAGCCGCTTACGATACGTGCTGTACGTGGCCTAGAAAGCGCTGGCGTGGGTGGCCGCGGGCGTATGGTGGTCTATAAAAAGGACCCGCGTGTACTCAAGCTACACTTGCCAATGCCTCACAGGTTCTTGCCTGTTTGGCAAACTGGTCCGATGGTGTTTGACGTACCAGGCATCTTTCGTCTCGGTGGTGTTGAAATCCGCCGTCCTGGTTCGGTTCGTTATGTTGATGGAATCATCGACGCAGATTACGAATAAGAATAATGAAAGGGCGCGCACATGCTCTATGAAATCACAAATAACGGTACGGCAACTAGGATTTTTCATAATTCTAACGGCCGTTCCGTTAATGTTCGTAGTGGAGAAACCGTGTCAGTCATGCTGACATCTAAACAACGAGATAGAGTGCTAAGGGACGCAGCACTTTCAGTCCAACACCCAGTTGATTCCGCTGAACCAAAGCTACCACCTATCGAGCCTGACCCCCCGGCTGATGTACCAAAATCAACAGCTGAACAAGCACAAGAATTGCTTACTATGTCGGAAGGTAAGTTTATTGATTTCCCACAATTCTTTGTGAAATCAAAAGCATTGATCGGTGATAAGTGGCCTGGGAGAGTACCAAAAAAGATGGAAATACGAAGGATGCTGCAAGAACTTATCGATGAACCAGGAGTGTAAATGCAATGGCGAACGCCGTATATCCGAAGTATAAGCAGTCGATACTGAGCGGCGACGCCAGCAGCGACCTCACGCAGAGTACAGCTAACGTTGCACCTTATGTTGCAATGGTTGACACGGGGACGTACACCTATAACAGCGCACATCAGTTTTATTCATCTCTTTCTGGTCTAGTTGGCACTGACCAACAACTCACGACACCAGTTACAACGAATGGTGTGTTTGATGCTGATGACGTTACCTTTACTGCTGTGTCAGGTTCTTCAGTTGAAGCATTAGTGATTTATCGGAAAAACGCTGGCGCTAATACCACGTGGCGTCTCGTGCTGTATGAAGATACGGCTGTGACTGGTTTGCCCGTGACACCAAACGGGGGCAACATTACGATCACGTGGAATGCGTCAGGTATTTTCTTGATATCTGATATCCGATTGAAGCAGGACATTACGCAAATCGGCAAGTGTATGGACATCGGTGTGTATGAATACACATACATAGGCACGCGCGAGCGCGTATGTGGGTTTATGGCGCAAGAAGTTGAAAAAATACTGCCATGCGCAGTGATTGAGTTCCAGCATCGCGATGGCGTGCGCAAGGCTGTGAACTATAACACAGTGCAGCAACGACTAGCTGTTTGAAAATTTTAAGGAGGTTTTTAGCGTGTCAAATTCACCATTGCTGCAAAGCAATCCAAACGATCCACTCAATCCAAGGATCAAAGAACATAAAGAATTGTACGGTAAGCTGTGTCAGGTTGCCTCTGGATTCCCGATGGACTCTGTGACGGCGTGTGCATTCAATCTATTGATTCAGGGCATACGTCAAACATATGGAAATCGAAATGCAGCGGCAGCGCGGATTGATGACTTGTGCGGTCAACTAAAACAAGCAGTTGATGATCACTACGATAGTGTGACTGGCAAACGGAAAAATATCTTTGCGTTTGACCAGCGTGTGGTGATGCCGATGTTTTACGATAAAGATAAGTTTGGAAAAGAGGTGAAATAAAGTGGCTATCGCCTTTCGAGATGGAATGGACTCCTACATAACGACTGCTGATGTAACGGCAGGCGGCAAATGGGTGAACATCACCTCCGGGTGGAGTTTCAATGCGACTGCCGGGCGCAACGGAGGCGGCGCTTTACAATTTACTGGCGCTCAAACGGTGGCAACCAAAGCAGGTATACTTGCCGCAACGGAAATGTGCTGTGCCTTTTGGTTAAAAGTTTCAGCTATTCCCGCGGCAACGACTGGGATAATAGTCCCCGTTGACGTAAACGGTAATCCGCCAGCAAGTAGCACGGGAATATTTCAAGTTGCCCAAACTAGCGGGGTCCTTCGACAAGTAGCAAGTCCCTCCTCAACGATTTTTACAGGGACCACTAACGTCTGCGACAATCAATGGCATTGGGTTGAAGTTGATATTGAGTGTGCATTGGGTAATGGTGCAACTTTAATCTGCTACGTGGATGGTGTGCAGCAATGGTCAACTACTACTAGTAACGTACAAGGTTTGACTATTGACCGATTGAATATAGGGGGGGCGGCTGGCGTCACGATAACATA